ATTATTTCATATTCTTCATAAGGAAAAAAATACATAATTGCATTTTTCTGCCATTTTTCCATATTTTTTTAAGTAATAATTAATCTCTACCAACGCGTCATGATAGCACTGCTGACACGAAGTCGGTACAAATGAGCGCCCTGTCACTTCGTAATAGAGCACCTCTATTTTGTACTTATCTGAAGACCCAAAGGGGGTATCAAAACGCCCCTTCAAGTCCTCAATTTGCATTCGTGCCTCTTCTATTGTCATCCTGCCGCACCTAACAAAGCCTTAAACTGCTTTTCTGTGGTTTTCGAGTCCGTGTTGTAGAGGAACATGGCCGACTTTGGTACGCTCGTTTCCTGCAAGGTAACAAGCCATCCTCCATCTGTGTCTTGGCTGTACTTCTCATTGTCTATCGCACTTGCACGTAGACCTTGATAGTATCCGTACACTTGATACTCTGCCTTGCCTGCCGCACCTTTGTGTACATTCTTCAAGATTAAGACAAAAGATCCGTTTGCAAGTCCATCTATGATGTCTCGTGCAACTTCTGGCCCATTATCAAGCACCGCAATTGGAACTTCGTTAGTAAACGTGTTACGGTATGTTCCCGCAACAAGGCTCGTCTTTGCTCCACTAAATGGCGTTGCCCCTTGCTGAACAACGGGGAATCCCTTCTTTCCACTTTTCAAAATCAGCGTCTTAATGATATTCTTGTTATCATTATCAAGAACGCTAAGAGAAAAATCTACGTCCGCTCTGTTGCAGATGATACCATCCGCTTCAAAGCCTTTCACAATCGGGTTATCGCAATCTGCGGAAATTCCCCTCGCTATAATACTATCGCATACTCCTGGCATAATAAATCCTCCTTTTAATAAGCTGCATGGAACATGTCATCCTCGAGAATCTGTGTGCCGATTTTACCAGTCCCGTAGATGTAATTTCTGCGCTCTTTCTTCTCAAACCAAATATCGAAATCATCAAAAAGACTATCGGCATTTGTCGCAACTTGCAACTGATTGATGTTTGCGTACACTGCGCGATAAGGCTTATTCAGTTTCGTTCCTGTATTCTCATAGGCTCGAATCATTCTGTCCCAAATAGAAATGCGCGCCAACGTAACTCCGTCATACTTCACCATATCAATACCATCAAACACCTTTTCCCAAGGCATGATAGTTTTGTATCTGTTTTTGACGTCATAAGAAAGCGCATCGGCCAATCCCTTTGTTAACAAAATCACAGCATCCCCATCGGCACTGATGCGGCTGTCTGCGTCCATCAACATAGCATCAAGGACGCCTGTGGCTGCACCTTCTTTGAGAATTTCCTTCTTCTGTTCCGCAAAAGTTGTTTTCGTGTTTGCTGCAATTGCAGTAACCTGCTCTGCATTCCTCGTGCCCTGCGCGAAAATTCGCTTAAACAGACCATCACAAGTTGTGAAGAGTTCCGTCTTCGTTCCAGTCTTGAGTGTTCCGCCTCCAGCAATGTCTTTCGCGCCAGTGTCTCCAAACCAACTGAAACGCCAAAACATTCTCTTAATCTGCATTTCAAGTGCCGGACGGATGATGTAAGTCATAAAGTCTGTACTCGTTAGGTCACCAATCTGTGTACCAGTCTTCAGAGTGTACTCCGCAATCGTTCCCTGCAAGCTATCGTAACAAATCTTAATGGGGATTTGCCAATTACCAAGTTCCCAGCGCTTTTGTGAATTGGCTACTCCTACCTCTTGATACGTCGGATCGCAACCGCTACCCTCTATACCTACATCTTCCATAGCTCCATAGAACCCCATGGGGTCGCCATTTTTCGCTTTTTTTATAGCGATAAATCGCTGAAAGTCTTCATCTTGGTCAATGCTCAAAGGTATTAATTCCCTGAGGTCTTCTATATCCTTTGGATTGATACTAATTTTGTCGAAAAATTTTGCCATCTTCTAATAGTTTTTTCTGTTTTCTACTTCTTGAACTCGCCTTTTCTGCGTGCCTCAATCTCTTGTCTCATTGGTGAAACCTCTTCTGCTTTTTCAGTCGCGTTTTTGCCTTGCAAATTACGCCCTTCAGGCTTGTAGTTGCTTGAAATCTTTGCTAACGCCTTTTCTCCTCCTGCAATCTTCACCGCATTCAGGATGCGCAAATCTTCTTGGCTCTTTGCATTCGCTTCGGCTGTGGCTTTGCCCTGCTCAAGCTCTTCGATTTTCTTCTTCAACTCTTTAACCTCACTTTCCAACTCTGCAATACGTTCGTCCCCTTCAGAATTTGCATTGCCATTGTTGTCGGTCTTAATGTCTGTAATAACACCGCCTTCGACAACAATCGTTTTTCCATCAGGCATCAAAAACTCACCGTCGGGACTCGCTTTGTCTCCGATTTGCGGCTCTCCTTCCTCTCTCTCAATAGTCAACGTCTGACCATCACTCGTCGACAAATCCATACCATTTGCCAACTCATCAAGGCTCTTCAAGCCCAACTTCGCTAATGCTCTGTCAAGCAAAGATGCCCTTACTTCTACTTTTGCCATTTTCTTATTGTTTTTATTATACATCGCGCCCTTCTTGGCTGAAATGGGTGCTATAACTTCTCCTATTAATCCGAGTTCCAAAGCCCTATCCGTGTCGATATACTTATCCTCATCCATTAAGGCCTGCATCTCCTCTCTGTCACAACCGCAACGTTCTACATATAAATTAAGCATCTTAACTTGCTGCTCTCGCAAATCGTTAGAGGCTTTCTGTAAATCATCTGCTGTAACAGTATAATCAAGTCCCCAAGATGGTATCCACGGATTATGTACACAAAGTTGCGCGTTCGGATGTGCTCGTCTGCGCTCTTTAGGTGCTGCCAACAAAACAATAGTTGCCATTGATGCTGCATTACCTTCAACTATGCAAGAAATCTCCTTTCCAGTTGCGCGCAATCTGTCATAAATCGCCCATCCCTCAATGCATGAACCTCCGTCACAATGCAAACGTATTTCGATTGTATTGTCATCCTTCGGAATGCTCTCACAAAACTCATCTACATCCTTGAAACATACGCCTTCAGATTCTCCAAAAAATTTTGCAAACTTCTTGTCATTTTCCGTCTGAATGTCGTTGTAAATCTTTAATATAGCCATTCTTACTTTATTTTCATAAGCAAAGATAGTTTACAAAAATAAAGATTCTGTTTATTCGTGGCAGAATAGCACTCGCAGAGCGTGAGAGTAGAAAAAGAGCGCCCTATCTTCACAGACCGAGCGCCCATACATCAAACGTATGAAACTATGAAATATCCTTTTCCATTCTTTTCGCAACGCGGTAAATAGTAGCAACGCTACACTCATACTGCTGGCTTAGATAGTAAGCAACATAACCAACTTTATGTCCTTCTTCCTTCAACCTCTTGTATTCTCCATACATCTGCAAATACTTTACATCCTTTGCATCTATCTCATTTTTCTCCAAGGTGTGCAATAAACTTGCAGCGGCCTTCAGTAATTCAAACTGCGTCATATCTCACTAATTTAATCTCGACATCCTTTCAATCACCTCAACTCTCTCTCTGGTGCGGTTAATCTCTTCTACACTCACAACGGGGCGCGGAACTACTGCCATGCCTTTAGCAACTGCGCGCGCTAAGAAATCTTCACCTATCTGCTGTCCTCCTGCGCTGCTATTTACAATTGGTACTCCACCTCCTATCTGATTAAAGGCACTTAGAGCCGGTGCAAACATTCTTGTTGCGGAGGCTGTCATTACACTTTCTCCATTAGATAGCTGCGCCGGTATGCTATCGCTCGTCTCTGTACCTGCACCAGTTACTAAGCCGCCCTTGGCAAACTTTGCAGACTTAACAGTCTTGATAGCAGTTGCGACATTTGATAATATAGTAGTTATCGTAGTTGCTATTGCGGCAATATTTCCAGGGAATGGAACGCTCTGTGCCTGCTTAATACCTGCGGATAATGCAACACCTGTATTGATGGCTATCTCTGCAAGAGCTAACACTTTTGAAGCCTTTGCAAGACCTTTACTACTTTCCCCAAACACCTCCGCGACTTGTTGAACACCTCCCATCATGCTTGCTATTGCTTCATACTTTGCTGTCTCAACTTCTATTTCTTTGTTGCTGACTTCCTTTTTCTTCTGCTGATAGTCTAACTCTATCTGCAATTTGCGCAAATTGAACTCTTCTAACGTCTCACCCTCTTTCTGATGCGCTGCTTCCAATAATGCTTGCTTCTCTTCAAGCTGTAATCGTAATACTTCAATCTCGCTATTACCACCGCTGCCTAACTGTGTTTCGAGTATCTGTGCCTTGAATCTATTCTCAATAGCTTTTGTTTGCTCTTCTGCGAGCTTATTATAATGCTCTTTCAGCGCATCCTCCTTCTGCTTATTATACTTCGCATCTATCGACAGCAGCAATTTATGTTTCTCTTCCTCCCTCATTACCTGCTTCTTCGCCTCATCAATCTCAAGCTGCCTTGAATTTTCTATACTCTGCAGTTTCAGTTCATACTCTTCTTGAGATCCTTTCTTTACCGCTGCAATCATATTCTGTAAATATACCTGCTCTCTCTTAATAACCTCATCTTTCACCTGCAAATCGAACTCTGATAGCTTCTTCGCCTTCGTCTTCTCAAGAAGTATTATTTGAGCTGCCAACGCCTTGCGGGCATTTAACGTTAAGCCCTTCTCAAGCTTGAGCCTGCGTTTCACGTCCTCTATCTGTCTGTCGTATTGCACCTCGATAGCCTTACGCCTTCTCTCTTCCGTCTGTTCGATAAGTTCATTTAACAAATCCTCTGCTTTTCTAATTGCCTCTGCTTCTTTCTTTGCCATCTCTTCCGCCGAAACACCTTTCTTACCTCCCTTCTTTTTTTTATTTGAGAAGCCTTGACCTCCAGCATTATTGGTGGCAACATTGTTCGCATCTGCAATATAAGTAGGTATTTCGATATGATTAACCTTCTTATTCTTGATAACTTCGTTAATAGCGTCTATGCCGTTCTTAACTGTGTCTTTAGCGAAACTTTTAACATCCCCCAACCCTTCTTTGAATGTTGAGGCATAGCCTTTCGCGATTGTACTAAATCCTTTCTTGATTTTATCAAAAGACAACGTTACTATACCTTCTACGATTTCCGCCATGCCTTTTAGTTGGCGCCCAACACCTTTTACAGCATCGACAATCAGATTAAAGACAACCTTTATCGTATTCCAAAGCAACTTAATGTTTACAATAATAGCCTGTACTACCGAGCGAAACATCACACTCTCATTGTACAAGTCTATAAAGTAGTTGATCGCACTGATTACGCTTTTCAACAACTTAGTAATGCCCTGCGTGGTCAAAATCTTAACCTGCATCAACATTGCCCCAAACCCTTTATCGCTCATATCGAACATTGCCGCAAGAACTTTGTTTAGGTCCTCATTCGCCTCGCGCTGCTCATTCTGCATCTTTCCATATTCCCCAGTTGTCTCTTTCAGCTTATCAAGGTCTATGTTCATCGTATCGAGTTGCTCAATCATCTTCAAACCAGCATTCGCGCCCTGCTTACCAAAGACATTTTTCAGTACTTCTCCCACTTCCTTCGAGTTCTGCGGTACTTCCTTTAATCTCGTGCTAATCTCTTTGATTACGTCAAACGTTGATTTTGCTCCGCTCCTCAAATCCTTCTCAACCTTTTTTGAACTGATGCCGATGCCGTCTAAAGCCTCGGCCGTCTTTTCAGACATCTCGCGAATCTTCTTACTTGCCATCTGTATGAGGTCCATTCCCCTATCGCTGAAAATACCGCTTCGTGTATTCTGAATTGTCGCCACTAATTCTTTACCACTAATATTCGCGTCGTGAAATGCTGGAGCATACTGTTTTATCTTCGCAATCATATCACCATTGAGGTCTGCACCGCTTTGAAATCCGTCATTGATTATCTTCAAAGCTTCCTGCGCGTTGTATCCGTACTGCGCCATCAATACATCTACGGCCTCAAGAGTTTCTTTGAAATCCTTCCCGTACGTGTCGGCAGTGGCTTGTATCTCACCCCGTACAGACTTCAAGCCTTCTCCACTCAATCCAAGGAACTCGCGAGTAAGTCTTGTGCTCTCCAAAAGTCCTTTGTTGTAATCATAAAACCATTTGAAAACAACGCCAGCACCGGCAATTCCGGCAAGAGCAACAAAGACGGGGTTTGATAAAAAACCCATCAGTGTAGACCCGAAAGCCTTTGCACTCGTTATAGCATTATCAAAGAATCCAGACAAACCATTACCGCCTTCTGTTAGCTTCATCAAAGAGTTAGCAAAATTGGTGTTTACTCCAAGCGCATTCCTGATGCTGCTTTCGTAGCTTCCTACGCTCCTTTGAAATCGCTGTGTCTCGGCCTCTGCCTTCTTAATATCATTCGTAATTTCGTTAATGTGCTGCTTTAGCGCTTGACCTTTTGCACCTTCTCTCTCCGCCTTAGAAAGTGCATCATACTCCTTCGTGGCGTTGCTCAATGCTGCGCGCAAAGACCGCAAAGACCCTTCTTGTTCTCTCTCAACCTTGATATTGTTCTGTACCTCCTTTGAGAGTTCTCGAATCGAACTCTTGTGCGTCTTCACCTGCTCATCTATAGATACCATTGTTGTGAAGAGCTCATCATAAGTAACCTTACCTTCTTTGAACTGCTTTTTCAGTTCCTTTTGCTCCCTACCTAACTGCGCTATCTTTTCCTTGTACCGAAGAATGCCATAAATAGCATCTTCATATCGAACCTTGATGTTCAATATCTGTTGCTCTTCTGTGTTCATATTCTATGAAAAATAAAGTTGTAACATAGTAACCTCTGCAATGCCCGAATCATCAGCCTTTATATCGAGTACTGCAAAATACCCCCCATATTGAGCGAGGTAAATAGGCCTTGTCTCATCAAAATTGATTAGCTCTAAGTCACGCATCCGAATCCTCTCTGTGATAATCTTAGCCTTCTGCAAACTATCTGAAATATTGTGATACTTTTCATCTATAATTTTCTGCATATTGATATCGAACTGCGTTACCGCTTTGCCTTTATCATCCTTCACCAATGTAAGCACTCTATCTTTGCAAGCAGAATAGGACGGCTTTTTCTCTTCAGGATTTGGCCCCTCGAATCCACCAGCAGAAGTCTTATCCTTTGTGTACATAGGTATACTATTGCCATCAGTAGCCGAAAAAGGAAATTCAAAAATCGTCTTTGAGTGTTCCAATGTCTGATTCTCAATTACCAATTCTCCGTCGTAGTTACCTACTACTTTTTCATCCTCCTTCCACTTATACAAGTTGTGCTGTCCGTAGTCGCTTAGCACAAATTCAAGGCTGCGTGGTTTATTCTCTCCTTTGCCGGAAACTATCCTGTTCGTCCAATCGCGAGCCCCGCCCCTTTTGTTCCAAATTGCAGACAGAGAGACAAAGCGCACAACGCCATCTTTAGACATCTGCAAAGGGAATGTGCCGGTAATAACTGCAAGAAATTTAACTAAGTCTAAAACTTTCACTTTTGGCAAATTAGCTGTTATAGGGAAATATCCTCCATTTGGAACATAATCTTCAGATTGCAACATAGCCTTCACCTCTCCGCCTGCAAACTGCACATCCCTAAAAAACATTTCTGACAACCACTCAAAAGTAATTGTACTACCATTTTTCACCTGTACTTTGCCTACACCTGAATAGCGATACTTCACAAGACCTTGATAACCTCTTTGCACACGCACAAGAAATCTCCCTCTGTCTTTCCCTATAAAATACTCTTGCTTTTCAGATCCAGTGTTGACGGTAATCTTCAAATAATATCCGCTTCTGAATGAGTAATCATCATAATCGTAACGCTTACCCCCTTGAAAGTAGCTACCGCTACCACTCCTTTTTGCTCCAGTAAGATCGAATCTCCATTCGCCCTTTACATCAATTATCACATTTGCATCGCGCTTTGCTTTAATCACATCGCCTTCACTTCCTGTTTCAACGGAGAATACGCTGCTACTTTCCATTTCAGAAAGATTTAACACGCCTCTATCGTCTGTTGGACCCAATTTAGCCCTAAATGATTTGTCAAACGTTAGTTCATTACTCTTGCGAGAAATCAAAGGTAGTACAAGGCTATCTATCTTCTCTTTCGCCTCGCCTTCAAATTGAAAATCGACACCCTTAATCTTCTTGACTAATTCAAGAATCCAAGATACGCGCACAACGGGATGGAGATTTTCGATTAGGTCTCCATTGCGGCCACCACGTCTTCCTTCGCTTTGCCTTATCAAAGTCTCTGCGCCTTCTTCAGGGTAAATCATACCATATCCACTCTCCCACGAGTAATCGGTAGTATTTTCCTTCGTCCACACGTCATAGTATGCATAGAAATACCCTTTTGTCAGAACCTCATCATATTCAGCTATTTTGTTTTTGGCTTCATACAAAATTCTATCGTCACTCTCCAGCTGATTAAGTGTTGTTCCTGCACTTAATAACGCACTGAACTTCGCAAAAAGGCCCCAAAGAATAGACAACTCGATAGCATCTTCTGTAATCTGCAACACGGCTGCACGACCATCCTTGATAATTTCCACACCATTTCTAAAGTACCTCACCGCGTGCGTTCGATATGCAAAGCTGCCCTTCGACTGCAATAAATCTGAATGCTGAAATATCATCAAGTTGTGCGATGTCTTTGGCAACTTTACAGAATAAGTACTATTCGATGCGATTTTAGACACATCACGAAATAAATTGCTTTTGAAATTCAGTGTAATTTTTGTACCAGGATCTATATCGGTCAACTCTCCATCAATGTACAATCTTTCGTCTCTCATATCCTTTACAATTTTTGCACATCCACTTCAGGCATAACAACGTTACAAACAAAGTCCTGCAAATCAGCTCTACTCTTTGTGTAGTTTCCAGCAGCAATCATGACGGAAACCCACATCGGCTTATCGTCCTTGTAACCTGCAAACAAGTCAACTATTGGACTTGTCGTAATATCGAAAAGCATATCCCACGTTTCGCCATCAACCAACGGTGCACATACCGAAACAACGTCTTCTCTGCTCATCTGCTGCAATCTCCCTGCACCACCTTTGTATCCGTAATCACTATCAAACGAAAGCAAATTGTTTCTAATAACAATCCCATCACTTATACTCTTTCTTTGCTCGTCACCAACCTTAAATAGGTAATAACAATAGAATCCGTGTCTATTCACCCAACGCAAATACAACCCCTCGCATCCGTCTACTACATTTATTCTCAATCTATCTTCTCCTCGACCAGCTCCAGCCTTAAACGTAATATCAAAGGTTGTATCAAATGTTGCCTCAACAACATTTCCGATACTATCACTTATAAGATAGTAGCCCGTCCCATCATCACTCGGCAACATCGGAACATTCCAAACACCCTTCTCGGGTAGGCTTACGAAACGATTTGCCACACCATCTTTGCTTAACAACACAGAACCTCCTCCAGCCGCATACACTCCAAACGTAAATGGATAGCCTTTGAACCACGTAAGGGTACGGAATCCATTGTAGACCTCCTGGCCGCCAACTTTCAGCGCACCCCAAATATAGAAGACGTTAAACGTAAATGAAACTTCTGTGCCATCATTCAACACTGCTACAATCTCAAACGAAACATCCTTTGACATGTCCGTCTTCGTTTCTCTGCTGTATTCAACATTGCCAAATCCCATCGTATCAAAAAAAGCCTGCACATAGTCTCTGACATCACAATAACACTTTCCTCCAAAGCTATACAACGAGAAATAGTCCCTCTGCTCTCCGATACCCATTGCCACATCAATTCTTGACAATTCAACGCCATTCGCCTCAATCAGGCACACATTAAACGCAAACCCTATCTCATCTTGGTAGCGCAGTGTTACGCCATTCTTAGTCTGCTCTCTCATATCTCCTCGTTGTTTAATTTGATGCTCA